TATGCAATAAAGGAAATATTGTTTGTTTGCTTAAATCAACTTTAAATATGTCGCCTTGTGTTACCGTGTTAACAATAACGTCTGCGTCAAAGTGTGTTTTTAGTTTGTCTAATAAGTTGTAATAACCTGTCATTTTCGTAATTTATTTAATTGTCTTTGTTCAATTTCTTGCTTTTGCTTTTCGAAGGTAAGATAGTTGAGACACATAGTAAGTCTATATCCGGTGACTGTGTCAAATCTTGTAATGTCTCCTTGAGCGAGTGCATAAACTGATTGATACCAACCCCATTGTTTTCCAAATTGAGCTTGTTCACTAAACTCGTTTCCGTCTTCTTGTTCGTCTTTATCTGCCGTTCCAAATAATTCAGAGTAGCTGTCAATAATTCGCTTCCTAAATTCCAAAAAAAAACACTTGAACTAATCGCTATGTCTACCGGTGTAAACTTCATTAATTCGTGCATTTCGTCCATAGGTTTGTAGTCAACTATCTCATATTTATCCTTGAACTTTAATTTGATAGGACGGTACATCACAGCCATTGCCTTGTGATAGTCTTCCCACTTCAACAAACTATTTTCCAAGTCTACGTATTCGCCAAAACTTATGTCTTCAAGGTTTGTAATAAATCCAAACTCTTGCGAACCTATTTTAAACGTTGGTTGAAACTTTGGTTTTTCGCTAAACAACTTTGTAAAGTGTGTTATTAATTCGTTTAAACTTGTCAACTTCATTTTTACAATATCCTTTAGTTCTATTCCGCAGAATATTTGTACCATTTTTTGTGCTATAAATTCTTCGTCATTGCTTCCTTGCTGAACCTTTAAAAATTCTTGGTAGCTTTTTAATGGTATTTCACTTAAAGTTGTTGGTACGTTTATTTCTAACTTCATATATCTATAATTAATTATTTGCTGTTTTGTTGTGTTCGTTTTTTTGTATGTAATCGTAAGCTTGTTTTAGCATATTAATATCTCTAATATCACGTAAATAAATACGAACCTTTACACCTTTTTTTTGGTAGATGTAAATCTGTACCGCTTCCATCATAATTTGTAAATCGCTCATCGTATAAAATATTGCCCGTGTGTATTGTTTAACCCTAAAGTTTCCATTTCGTGGTAACGCACAGCGTCTATTGCGTGGTCGTTTTTTCCCTGCGGTTTATTTAATGTTTTTCCAGACTTATCCGCATCCCAACAGTACGCCCGAAGTTCTTTAATTAAGTTTGTGCTTTGTGAAGTAACTAAATAAGATTGCGACTGCATTATTTGTATTCCGTAATTAACTGAGTCCGCTCCCTTTGTCACTCCCTTTATTTGTTGTCCTGTTCTTCGTATTTCTTCAATGCTTTTAGGTTCTGAACTATCTGCGTATGCTATAACGTGTTTTTGTAGTTTCTTTGCTATGTCGTTATTTAGTAAACTTGTTTGGTAACATATTTCGTTTAGTATTCTTTGTCCGTTGTAATTGTAAACTTCTACTATGCTTGTCGGGTCGTTTGAATACCCAAAGTCTAAACCGTAACCTAATAAACGTGCTTCAGGCGGTATGGTGTCAATTAGTTTATAGTTACTAAATATAACTCCTTCTAACATTCCGACAAGTCCTTCTCCATATACCCGCCACCAATTAGCCCAATAACTGCTTGTCGTGGCTTTTAAGCGGTTCTTTTCTATTTCTGTTACTATTCGTTCATCTAACGCTTCGTTGTCCTTGTACGTTAAAATTAAAAAGTCTGTGTCGGGTTCGTCTTTTAGTTCCGTGTGTACCCAAAATTCATTTGCTGGGTTAAAGTCAAGGTATATTCGTTTTTTTGTACGTATTGCAAGTTCGTTGTAACTTTCAAATGTTACGTTATTACATTCGTTTATGTAAAGAATATCACGTCTTGCACCCCTTAATTTTGAACTATCGTCTGCGCTAAAAAATTCAATGTAAGAACCGTTTGAAAATTCGTACCGTAATAAAGATTTGTTAAACTTGTCTTCAAAGAACCTGTTACTCCAACGCATTATTTTAACGAAGTCTTTTAATGCGCCCCTTCGTAAGTGTGGAATACTTTCAGCTACAATACTTATTTCCGTGTTTTTGTGCTTTGTCGCTATGTCTATTAATAAAGGAATAACGCCAAAAGTTTTACCCGCTGAAGTACCGCCTTGAATTATTTTTATTCGCTTGTCTAACTTTGCAATTTTACTAATTGCAGTCGTCCGTATTAACATCAGGAAATAAAGGTTGTTCTATATTTGTTTGTTCTATTTGTTGAACAGGCGCACCGTAGCCACTATCCATAAGTGCTTTGTATGCTGAAACATCGCCGTCGCGCATTTTTTTAACCATTGCCAAAGTTCCTAAATCTTCTTGACTTAAAGTTTCTTCAACGCCTGTTATTGGGTTCTTTGCCTTTTGTGTTGTTTCTAACCAAAGACGTGCTATTGTGCTGCGGTTTCTACTTCCTTTAGGTCGTCCGTTTTTTTCAGGTTGGTATTCAGCACTAAACTTTTTTAAATTTTCTTCGTTTGGCATTTTCTCGTTTTATTCACGTTAATTTAATATTTGTCCGTTGCGTTTAATTTCTAAACTTGGGTCAAGTTTTTTCATTCGGTCAATTATTACTTGACAATATTTTGGGTCTAATTCCATACCGTAACATTTGCGTTTAAGTTGGTGTGAAGCTACCATTGTTGAACCGCTACCTAAAAACACATCTAAAACTAAACCGTTTTCGGGACAACTTGATTTTATTGCACGTTCGCATAATGGTATTGGTTTTGGCGTTGCGTGTCCGCCTTCGCTTCCATTTCTTAAATGCCTTTCAAACTTCCAAACATTATTAAAGTTATCGTGTACATTATTAAAGTATGCCCTTGTAGAATAATATTCTTTTTTTAATTCTTCGTATTCTTTTTTTAATTCTTCGTATTCTTTTTGAAACGCATCAACTTTATTATTTAAGCACCATTTTTGAAAAGTTAAATAAACTTCTTTTGTTGGCATAGTCCATTGACTTTTACAAGTCCAATGGTCGCGGCTTAAATCACTATGTCCCGCAATTCTTTTCATTGTTGGAATATCCCAACCCGCTTTAATTCTTTGAGAAAGTAAATAATCTCTAATTGGCTCCCAACCTTCAAAATAATTATCTGCATTATTATTAAATCCTTGAACGCCTAACATAGCAAATAAACATTTTTCGTCTGCTATTGCATAGCTTCTTGTGTTCTCTGAATTTTGACCTTGTCCGTGTCCTTTATCCCAAGTAATTAAGTTTCTAAAAGTTGCTTTTTGTTCTGCTATATATGGTTTTAATATTTCGCTATAAATATCCATTAACGGCTCATCTATTCCCCAACAATAAAAACTTCCACTTTCTTTTAAGTGTGTAAATTGTAAAGCAATCCATTCACGATTAAAATCTAATAAATCTGCATAGTTAAGATTATCATTTAGCACTCCTTCCTTTTCTTTTTTCATTCCGTATGGCGGGTCATTGTGCGCCATATCCGCTTTTTGTCCGTTCATTAACTTAGCAACTTGTTCGCTATCCGTACTATCCCCACAAAGTAAACGGTGTTCGCCTATCTCGAATAAGTCGCCTAAAACTATGTCGGTATTTATTTCGTTTGGTATTTCGTAATTGTCTTCTTCAGCTTCTAATTCCTGTACGCTTACGTCTAACGGCAAGTCTAAACCCCAATCCGTTAATTTTTCCGTGTCCCATTCATTCGCTAAAATATCCCAATCCCATTCTCCAAAACCTACGTTGTCTTTAACTATGAATTCGTCTTTTTGTTGTTCGGTTAAATCTTTCGCCTGTACAATATAAACTTCTTTTAACCCTGCTTCAATACAAGCTTTGTGTCGCATATTTCCACCTAAAATTATATTGTTTTCATCTACTACAATTGGACGTAGTTCTAACATTTGCGGAAATTCCTTAATTGAATTGACTAACTTTTTAAACTTATCGTCTTTAATTAAACGTGGGTTTTTTGGGTTCGTCTTTATGCTGTTTATTTTAACCTTCGTTACTTGCATTTTCAGTTTCTTCAGGTGTGTACTCGTTGTAAATTACTCGCAGCTTACTTACTAAATCACGAAGACAACTTGAACAGGTGCTAAAGGTTAATTTTTGGTTAAGTACTCTGTTGTTTATTGCTATTAGACTTGTTTGTTCATCGCTTGTAAGTGTGTTCGTGTTTTGCTTAAAATAAGCGTCTAACGTGTTAAACTCGTCTTCTGTTAAACACAACGGTTTTGCATACGGAAATAGTTTATTTAACTTTTCTTTTCTCTCGTCACATCCGCAGTCTTCCCCTGCAATAAATTTAACAAGTTTATCAATTCCTGTTGCTTCTGTAATCTTTGCGATTGTATCGCCTAATCCTTTACTTTTCATTTTTTCTTTTTTATTAGTTCGTAATCTTTATTTATAAAATCTTCGTAGTCTTCACCTACGTTATTTTTAATTCGTTTTTTGCAAGTTTTAACCGTGTTAAATATACTTGTTACACTTATGTTTGTTTCACTACTTATTTGCCTTAAACTTTTATTCGTGTTTTTGTACAGTTCAAATAATTGTTTGTCGTACCAGTGCCAACTATCACATTCTAAATCTACGTTATTTAACAGGTCGTTGTAGGCTTCGTTTTCTTCTGTGTTGTTTTCTTCTGCTAAATTATATACATCGTCTAAAGGTATAAATTTGATTTTGTTGTTTTTGTTCACGTGCTGAAGGAAAGTATTTTTTAAAGCTAACCACATATACCCTTTACTTATGTTTCCGTCTTTAAATAGTTTTTCTTCGCTGCTCCATTTCATTAACATTATGTAAGTTTCTTGGACTATGTCTTCGGCAAAGAAATATTCGCCAAATTGATTAACCATTTTAACCCATTCGTTATGATGCTTTGCAACTTTAGTTAACCATTCCAATTTATATTGTTTAGATATTAAGCAAATGTATGATTAAATTTTCAACAATAACAAAACGAATTTATTAACAATTAGTTGTGTAGAACAAAAAAAGCGCAAACAAT